TTCGTAGCACCACGCTGAGTAACTTAGGTACACTTCTTTAGTTGTTTCATTCTCCACTTTTCGACCTTCATCGATAAAGGCCATGACCGGATTATTCATTTTTTCATATTCTGCAAGTTCACGTTTGATAATGTCTGGCATCGTGAAACGTTTATTTGAAAGGACTCTCTTCAATCCCTTTAATGCAATTTGTAACAGGTATTTCATGGCATTATCCGTCAGCAACTTGTCTTTAATAAATGGGTCAAAATCAGCGTCTGCGGAACTGAATTTTGCGTTAAACGGTATGATGATTAATCTGCGCATGAGTCCATCCGTTGTATCATTGATTCTGGGTAATTGATTCGCACTAAATATTAATTTCGCATAATTATTAAACTCAAAGGGATCTTTTCCCTTACGCTCCACATTAACCGTTTCCCCGGTAACCAGCTTCTTGAATACAGCATTATTATCAATGTATTGACTACTGATATCATCCCCCAGGTTAGCCAGCTTTCCGAATACTTCGGCTGTCTTGAATCGGTGTCCAATCTCATCCAATGACAACGAAGAGTAGTTTTCAGGACCCAAAAAATTCTTCAACATATCTAACAATGTAGATTTACCATTACTCCCCGATCCTGTGAGAATGAAGCACTTACCAAGCTCATTACGGCGTAGTAATAAATACCCTATCATTTCCTCCAATAACGCCCGCAGTTCAGCGTCATGACAGCTTATTTTATCCAAAACTTTATCGGTTGCTTCGTCGTAAACGTCTGGGTCATAGGTGACAGGTATTTTATTTTTAATGATGATATCTGGACTGAATTCATCTAAAGTATCATCTTCCAAATTGTAAATGCCATTCTCCAGGGCAATTAAATTTACGGGCGCTGAATTCATCTTTTCAACTATCAGTTCAAGATACGCCGTTGTTTCTTTCCGTTTAGCTGCCGTTAACTGGGGTAAATGTTGGATCATGGCGGATTCGACATCCTGTTGTTTACCAGAATATACCCCGTCTTTATACACATGTAGAACATTATTTAGCTTCATTACATGATTTTCTTGACGAATGTATTTTGCAAACTCATGATGCAGAAATTCTCCACGTTTGTAAAAGGATTTCTTTTTGAATGCTTCATCCCGAAGGATGACATCAATTTCTTTGTCTTCAAGGGGTTCAGAAACCACATATTTGTTAATGAGTCCGATTGTTTCCCTAATTTCATCTTTGGAAAGTCCAGCTGATTGTAGCGTTAAAATATAGTTGAATAAAGCTTGATTTCGCCCGTCTCCTTCACCAAGAGCATTAAAGTCCACGTTTGTTTTAACCGGAAGTAGCCACCTTGGCAGTTCATCTGGTAGCTCACACTTTCGGATCCACTTTCTGGCTACGCCGTTATGTTTAAGAATCTGATATGAATTTCTGGAGCCCAGTTTCATATCCACTTGAATACCAACTGCCGTTTTTGTTTTGGTTTTGTTGGTTGATACTTCGGAGTTGCGAAACAAAAAGTGTTTCCCTCTTGTAGTGTCTACAACAAAGCATGGTATGGCGAGATCATCTACTATTTGCAGCAAAGTATCTGACGTGTCCATATCATCCACATCAACTAAAATAATATCTTCCGCCAAAATGCCAGCATATTCAGGTAGTTTTCGCGCCCACTCATAGGAAATGAAATTGCTTCCGTCTTTATATTCTTTCAGTGGCTTTTTGTTTTTTGTCTGTATGAAACCTTTATAAAGTTCTGTCACTTTCTCACCCACTTTAACACATTAAACCGCCAGAATTTCGCCCATTTTTCGTTACTTTTTTGGTGGTAAAACCGCCAAAAGTGATTTTCAAAACCAAGTGTATCAAGGGTTCTCATTTTTGTTTTGGCGGTTTTACCACCAGATTTTTTGTGAAATCGGCTGTTTTTCTGGAGGTTTAGGGGTAAAACCGCCAGAATTTCAGATAAAACCTCCAAAAAATTTATTTACTTTCATTTCCTCTTTAGAAATAAAACGGCATTTACATCCCCATAACGTTCACGAAGTGTGCGTAACCCTCGCCGTCCCTTTTCTGCATTGGGCACTAGTGGCTCTGTTGCAGCTCGCTCCCAACTCCAGCCACAGGACACACGGAATAGAAATGTTTTATAGCTTATCCCATTGTTTTCAGCCTTTTTGATGAGTTCGACAGGATATTTACGCTTAGCTTCACGCTGTTTCTTTAGTTGGTGTCTATATTGTTCAGTGGTCCATTTCGGTTCTGTTGCAGCTTGCTCCTCAGACCATCCGTACCTTATCCGATTATCGAATACTTGGCGACTGATCCCATTCTGTTTAGCGATTTCAACCCATTTACTACGATCCTTATGTTTTCGAGGCGGTGTATGGATGGCTCTATCCTTTGACCAACCCTCGTAACGAATACGACATTCAAGCCTGTTAGCCGATACTCCGTTCTTAGCGGCTTCTTCATATTCTTCCGGAGTGATATAAAAATAATGGCTCATTTATGGTCAACTCCTTAATATGGCTTTTTGTACAATCCCCCGTCATCGCCTACGGTTAAGGTTGGTTCTACAACTTTCTTGTGTGTCCTTACATTACCTACCGGACGCAAATAATAGGCATAAAAATCACTTGCACAGTTCTGACTGCAAAAATATATATCCGACCAATGGTCGTACTGAATATCCATATCTTCTTTCAGGCGTTTACTGCATTTTTCACAACGCATTATTTCCATTTACTTTTTCCTCCTCGTTTTTACACGAACGTCCACCATGGTTTTCCGGTTGTATTTATTTAAGTGCTTAGTTCGTTCTCTTACTTCTTCCAATTCTTCCGGTGTCAGCGTATACGTAATAACTTCGCTGTTTACTTCTCCGTTCGGTTCGATGTTCCGGTTAGGCACAATCGTCCTTCGTTTCGTTCCGTTTTTGACCATGTAGACTCTCCTTTCTGCCTCTGAATATCACAACCGCGTTAGGAAACGGTGCATTATGAGGGGAACCACCAAATTTCAATCTGCCTCTGATGAATCGGATTTCCCCCTTCATGCAATAACCATGCCACCATTTTGTGTCAGTTCGTGATGGGACTAAACATACTACGGTTGCGCCTTCCAATGACGATTCATACGCTTTTGCAATCCATTTACCGATCTGACGGCCATACGGTGGATTCATCCAGCAGGCACCTTTCCATTCCTGTTTTAGGCCGTCTTCAGATGGCGTGAAATATCGTTTGCATTTGGCGTTTTCGGGTATGGCGCAAACATCCAAATCAAATTTAAATTCTTCGTTAAGTCTATCGAATAGATTTTGGGGCGTTTCCCACATATCTGTTTTGGAGGAGTAATGTACTTTGTTCACTCCATCCCCTCCTCAATTAAGGAAATCTTGAATGCGTTTCTTAGCTACTTCCACATACCATTTCCGATCTAATTTTCTTGGCACTGATGCTTTAGTTACATCTCCGTTTTCAATGAAACAGCGTTCTGGAGTATTCGCTATCTTCTCGGTTCGCAACTCTCCTTTTACATCTTTCACCTTAAATACTCCACTGTCTCCCCGGCCACGTGAAGCAAAGACTCGTAGAACCTTCTCACTTAATTGCTTATCTCCGTGCATCCCATACAAATATTTACCGCTCACTTTGACGATTTTCTGAAATTCTCGAAGTTGATTACAACTATTAATTATTTCTTCTGGATCTGCCCCATGTATGAAGTAATCTACAATAGCCTTGTTCACGATTGGTAAGTCATAGTCCAAATTGTTTAATTTTTTGACATATCCGCCTTTGCTCTTGTAGCTCCCGTCCTGATGAATGACAATATAGTTATTAACATCTTTTTGATAAATTCGCTCGAATTCTTCAAACTCTAATACCATCCTAGTCCGTTGTTCCCATTCGGAGCAGATTTCACGAACACGATCGATGTCCCGGCGGCGCTGAACCTTTACAATTAAACCGTCTGTATTGGATTGGATGAGTTCGCAGCATCCTTCTAAATGTTCTATGAGGTCCAACAGTAGGAGTTGACCGCCTACGCATACGTTGTTCGCCTGGCGAGGGTCATAAAGCCCGTTATACTTATCTTTCATAGCTCCATAAGTTCCGTTTAAAACAATTTTATAAGGAGCCTGCATTGGATTCTTTTCAGCTTTTAACCGAATCCGTTCGTCTCTGATTTGGCGATATTTATTAAGATCCGCCACATTTCGAGATAAGAATCCATACTCAATCATGAGGGCTGGATAATACGAAGCTACATCTATATTTAAGAAAATTCCCTTCCCTTGATAGTTTGGAATGGCTCCGTGAATTCCACCCCAGGCAAAAACATGCTCAACCCCTGCCACTTCCGTAATTAGGTACTTTTTATAATCCCGGTTTTCTTGGTCAGCGTACCATTCAACAACGTGTTTATATTTTTTGATCCTTAGCGTGTCCGGTATGGTTATATCAAATTCATCATCCCGACTGATTCGTTTAGCTCCCAATATGATTGCGGATAGTTGGGCTTTCGTTTTGTTTACATGGGATAAAGGTAAAGAAAATGCCTTAATTAATCCCATTTGAGATTCGAATTCTTCCACTCGATTTAGAAACACTTCCATTGTCTGTTCAACGTCATGCCGACAATACCGAATGACTTCTTGGATTTCCGCATCTGTCAGTTTCCGATCAATATCAAAAGGAACTGACGTTTCTTTGATATTGCTTCCCATGAATCCCTCCAACTCTTTCAAGCCTCGATAACGATCTGTCATGATATCAAAATTATTCAATGGAACTTTAATAAACAACCGACTATAATTCCAACCTCCTTGTTTTTTAGCAATGATATGTTGGGAAACATCGTAAGGGTCGAAATCGCACAGGATAGCTTTAAGGATGTACTGGTCATACTGCCTTGAGTTAAATCCGCACCAGATATTACTTTTGTTTGATTCGTAGAATTGTTTGAACTGTTCGGGATCATTGACAATGATTGTACTGGACCGCGAATCTGTATCATTGAGGACGACTAGCCAATCATATTTAAAAACTTCAAAGTCATAGAAGATCATGTTTCTTCATTCCTCCAATAGTCTTCAATAGCATCTTTTACATCTGCTTCATACCTTGTATTCTTAATCAATACTTCTAGCATTCCGATTAGATAGGCTATTTTAGCTTTTATATCCCTGTCCATTTGAGATTTTATTGATAAACCGATAATTGTCCCCAGTTTGCCTTTTACTAGCTTGTTATCATTTGTTCTCATCCGTTCTTATTCCTCCAGTGTAGTAATAGCGGATTTACGACTCATCCTCTGTGCCTCCTAACAAATGAGGGTCTTGGTAGATGTTCCCGATTACCGAAACGTAAGGCAACCCTTGGCTAAGTAGAAAATCATTTAAATTTGTTATTGCCTTACAACATATATTCATGTCTTTGTCGTATCTAACTTTATATATCCCATCCACTCCAATGAATCTGTCGAAGGGATGATTTTTAATTTCTACTATGTCATCTTCAAATATTTCAATTCCGTTGGTATCATAGAATCCCGTGAATTGCATCAGCGGTGAGAAATCTTCTTTGCTTTTTCCATTGACCATTGTGAGCATGTCTATTAAGTGTTCTTCATAGATTAAATCTTCCATATCAAACATTTTACGTGTTGGTAAAAAGCACGCACGAAACTTGATTGGTCTATTCATCCTCTGTACCTCCTAACACCATAATGCTCGGCACACCATTCTGTGGATCTATTACCAAATTGTATTTTTCAGAAATTCCCTCCATATTGGGAAATAAATCTGAGAATACCTGATTACACAATGGGCATTGCTCTAAGTTGTGATCTACTAATTCAAAAAATGGCTTTCCGCAATTGTTACACCTACACTTACTTATAGGGATAAGCATACTGCTTGCTTTACTCATTCTTTTCCTTCCTTTCCCATACTCCCATACTGAGCGTCCCAGTTTCGAAGTCATCTATGGATAAAGTTTCTACCTCAGTTGTATCTAATACAACTGTCATAGTATCTAAGGTGACCGTTCTAACGAGGGCGTACGTGTCCCATTCATACCCATCTTTGTCATAACCGGAGATATAAACGGCATTTCCGATTAAAGACCGGTCAAACTCTTTTTTCGCTATAAACATCCGTTCTCATTCCTCCTTTTTTATTTCAAAACCATCAAAGTTAACCCTGAACACTTTCACTTTATAGGCCCCTGCTACGTCCGATAAAAAAAGTGCTAAGTTCTTACCCTTGATATAGACATCAATTGGATATTCACAAGAAAAATGTCTGGGAACTAAATTTAAGTGATAGTAGGTATCTGCCAATGGCACTTTGTTCCCGTCTGTCTCCTCTAAGTAACAACCCAACGCGCTATCTGCATCCTTGGCAGCAATATATAAATTATTGTCCTTGTATACATTCATCCGGTTTCAACTCCTTTTAGTTTGGTAGGGAGAAGGCCGGTGCCCTCTCCTTTATTCGTCTACTTCCCATGATAGAGAGATATAATCCTGAGCATGTTCATTGACAATGTCATAAATTCTATCTGCGGCCTCTTCCTCTTTAAGTCCTTCTAGTTCTTCGTCATCAATTTCAACTTCATCTTCTCTGACAGCACCTGGGTACCCGATGCTAAGTCTATATTTTATTTTCATAGTTAACCTCCATTTGGTTTTGATAGAAAAGGGGACCCTACATAGAATCCCCTACTGAATAATTACTGAACCTCGAAGACTTCTGTAATTTCGAAGGTGCTATAATTTTTATCTTTTTCATAATCGACCACATATTCCATCACACCGTCGATCTTTTCGTGAATCTCTAATACTAGATCACTGAATTGTTTGTAATTCTCAAATTCAATGTCCAAACCAGAATCTAATGATCTCAAAAACTCAATCGCTTTTTTAATAGTAAAGCCGATGTGCGCAACTTGGTTGTAAAATAATTTCTGCCCTTTGTACTCACCGTCCAGAATCTTCATCCAGCAGGTCAACATTGGTTTACCAGACTTGGATTGAACTAGTTCCAACTTTTCAATCTTCACTTCGTATGCACCTTCTGGAACCTCTGGGAACCCCCCTTGTTCCTCTGCCTGTTTTACCTCCTCTTTCAAAGCCTCAACATCAATCGTTTTGTCGAATTTTTCCCAAATGTTTGCCATAGTTATCATTTCTCCTTTTTAGTAATTAATAGGGTAAGTCATCCGTTTTTCTTGAACGACGTGTCCGTTTTGGTTTTTCTTCTGATAATTCATCTTTCCACGGTGGCACTTCGTCATTTTCAGTTTCCGCGGGTTTTTCTTCTACTTTTTTAGAGCGGCGTTTTCTCTTTGGCTGTTCTTCCACATCCTGCTCCCCGGATTTTTCAGCCTCTAATGCGTCTAGTTTTTCTTTTTCTGCCTCCACTTCTGGATCAATGTCCTTTTCCTGTTCTGTTTCTTTGTTCTTCCTGGAACGTTCACGCTTTGGATTTACTTCTGGTTTATCGGCATTCACCTCTTCATATAGTTTCAAGAATTCTGTATATTCTAGCGGAATCTTCCGGGATCTTACTCCTAATCTACCGCCGCCAAATTCAACCTCGGACGTTTTGAAAGTCAACCAGCGTTCGTCATCTTCGGAAATAACTCTTGCGACTAGTTGGACCATTCCGGCTATTTTATTCGCAGCTTTCTCCTGAATGTTTGGAGCAATTCTGGTTACCTTGTCGCCACTGCGGCGGGTCAAGTCTTTAGTCAGATCCTCGTGGGAAATTAAGATAATGTCATACGGTAAATTAAGCAGTCGGCGCATAGTAGATAAAAATTCGGTTCTGACCATGTCCCAAGCCTTGAAACTGTTGTCAGATTCATGCTCAATTCCTAATTTGTCATACATGTAGATCCGACAATGTTCGTATGTGTCTTCTAGCAAATCAACAATGATGGTTTGAAAATCGTTTTGCTTTTTCTCCAATTCATTGATCGTTTCTTTAAAGACTGCCCAGGCAAACTTTCGTTTAGTGATTCGACCTTCCACCGTCACATCATCTTTGATTGAAATGAATGGGGAGTCGACAAAATCAATATTGCCATCAGTATTAAGCATTAGCGGCGCTGGAAACTTATTGGTAAACCATGTCTTCCCACTGAATGGAGCTCCATAAATCCACAGTGTTTTGCGCTTAACACCACCGATTTCTCGGCGTTCATTTTTTGGTAAAATCATTGTGTCATCTCCTTCTAAACAATAGTTTTTGTATTCGCACCAATCGCAAAGGACGGTTGGGTTTTTGGGATATTTGCTGGTTGACTGGATTTTGCTAATGGAATTCCAGAACGATTCTACTTTTTGAAAATCATAGTCAATATAACGAACGTCGATTTTCAACGGTTCAACGGCATCTGCAATTCGCTTCCGGAATTCTAATACCGTTTCGCCTTTTTTGCGTTTGATCTTGGCGTATTTCCCCATCGTTCTGAGTTTAGGGATAAAGATAAAAGCGAGTCGATTCACCTTGAACCCTTCTTGTTCAAGATAATATTTATATAGATGAAGCTGTGCCGACTCCAGATAATGGCTAACGTTTTTGGAATATTTAAAGTCGTAAACGTCTACACTGCCGTCTGGGTTGGATACGATTAAGTCAACGAATCCTTTAAAGTCTGCTCGATCTATTTCATACTCATGGCGAAAATTACCGTCTAGCGAGTCCAGAAAGATTCGCAATTTCGATAGTAGAATGCACAACTTAACCATTTCATCCACGTGATTATCTTCGATGATCGGGAACTGCGCATAATACCATTCCAACATTGATTTTTCCCCGTGTTCCGCACCCTGATGAAGGGCGTTTCCTACAATCATGTCATTGTCGGCATCTGGTCCATGTACAACCTGAATTTTATCGACATATCGGAATTGATATTGACGTGGGCATGTTTCATACTTATTCACACGCGAATGTGAGAATTGAATCCTCTCCTCATCGGCAGTATTCACAATTGCAGCACGGGTCTTCTCCATCTGTTCGGCAGCCACGTTTTCCTGTCACCTCCCTAATGAATCTCTTAAATGCTTCAAATTCAGAGGGACGCAAAACTATGGTCATACCGCCCGATTCAGAGATTCGGTTTAGGTTGTAATCTTGGAGTTTTGATGTGCGCCCCGTCTCTGATTTAAGTTCTATCGCAATAAAATGCCCCTTGGCACAGCAGAGTATGTCTGGGATGCCAGCACGTTGGTAGCCTCCACCCCAAACTTTCACGTACCATATGTCTGGTTGTGCGTTTAAAAAATTTGTTACTTTCTTCTGAAATTGGGCTTCTTTCATTTTTGCGCTGCCTCTTTTAATTTGAATCTTACAGATGGCTTAACTGGAGATGATTTCACATATTCAAAGTAGATCTTAGGGTAATCTTGTTGAAACTTCTTGCTGTCGAATGATTCCCGGCTGGTTGCATCTATATAGGTAACGGAAATATGGTCATCTTCAAACTTTTTGATATCGTGTCTTTCCATGAGTTCCATTAGTTGAACCTTTAGGGCATTCCGGTCGAACTCCAATTTTTTGAATTTGGATTCGATATTTTTCAGCTTGTTTAAAACAGCAACGTCTTTTTTAGGCAAAATGAGTTGGGTATTACTCATGTTCTATCTCTCCTCCCAGTTAATTATTTTGACCCCTGTTATGCATCGATGAGCATCCCATTCGTTACATTCAAGTTCTAATTCATCCCCGTTTGGATTGAAAAGTTTGATGTATTTCGCATACTCTTCCTCGTCTAATTCAATATGTTTCTGATTTTCTGGAAACTTCATGTTCGGTGAGAATTCACCCATTTCTATGTCACTTAACGCACAGCCGAGGATAGTACCACCAAAGCAATTTCCGCCCATTTGATAGATGACAGTGCCTTTAAAATCGTCGAACTGAAATGTCAGTTCTATTGTGTGTCTGATATCTCTTGGGAATGATCCACTTCCTATATATGTGTTCATGGTTAATCCTCCAATTCTTCAAATAGATATTGAGTAAAATCTTTTCGTTTCTTGAGCGTTTCGTATATGTGTTCTTCTATGGAACCTTTTGTAACCAAGTAATAGTAGAAACAAGTATCTGACTGCTGCCCAATCCGGCGAATACGCGCTAGTGATTGTTCGAATAAAATACTGTCTAGCGGCGGTGACATATACACAGCGTGCTTTGCTAACTGTAGATTTTCTCCAAGTGCACCGGATTGAAATTGAACCGCAGTAACGGAGTCGTCACGCTCCAGATAAGCTGTTAAATCTCTCCCGTCTCCATTGATCATAGAGAGTGGGCGTTCAAGTGTTTGACAAAGGTTTTGGATGACCTCAAACTCAGCACGGAAGTTGTAAAATACGATCACTCTATCGGAAGTCGATTCCAAAAGTTCTCTCAGTCGTTCTGGTTTTTCCGGATTGTACATGCCAGCAAGTTGACGAAGATAAAGCATCTTAGTTAATGTCGTATCTCCCACCAATGTCTTACCGTCAATTTCAATCATTCGGTGTTTTTGGAATTCCCGATATTGTTTTGTCTTTTTTACCGATAGGATTGTATCCACTTTCTCAGGGAGTACGATTCCAGCGTCATCCGTCGTCATGAAAATTGCACCATGCTGTCTCAATTTCCCCTTGAGACGATCAATATTTTTGTAACCAGTGATCACGCGAATTGGAAATCCGCCCACATTTTCAATAGTTTTCGTCTTGATGTACTGGTCCCAATACAACTTTTTTGATATCCGCCATCCCAACAATTGAGCTTGTGCCCATAGTTGCTCATACTTTCCCCCTGTCGGGGTACCGCTGAGAAGGATTAAATTGTCAAAGGACAGAGACATAATAAACTTGGTTCTTTTGGCTTTTTCGTTGGCTAAATAGGACGATTCATCACAGATGAGTGTATAGTTAGATAAATTCCGAATTTCTGGTCTACGCCAAATGCGGTCATAATTAATGATAAGAATGCAGGCTTGGGGTAGATCATGAATGGATTGTTTATCAAACTTGATAACCGGGTAATTGTAATACTGTTCGAAATGACCCGCCCAATCCTCAATTTTGGATTTCTGGCAGACGACCAATGCAATAGGTGCGCCTAATTGTCGATGTTTTTCCCCGGCTAAAAATGTCTTTCCCAATCCCATAGAAGCGTAATAGGCAACACGATTGAAAGCTTTAGTTTGTTCAAGCAGTTTCACTTGGTGCGGAAATAGTTTGATAATGCTATCACCTTCCAACTTTCATATCATCACCAGATTCTTTATCTCTGCGATGCAGTTCTTACAGATGTTACGATCAAAAAATGTCTGTAAATCGCCGCCAACTTTACCACAGAGATAGCAACCCGGTTCATATTTCTTCAGCATAATGCGCTCACCGTCTACATAGATTTCGAGAGCATCCCTTTCACCAATGCCTAAAGTAGTACGGAGTTCTTTTGGGATAACTACTCGCCCTAAATCATCCAATTTCCTTACAATTCCGGTTGCTTTCATTGATTAGCGCCTCCCCACACAATTCTTTAAGAATGTTGTCAATATGATGAGTAGCCTTTGAGACCGCATTTTCTGCGTCTCCCCATCTAAGCATTCTTTTCACTTCCATTAAGGCGTTCACAAGTTCCAGTTCCCGTTTACGATAAGTCGATACCTTCTCTTGCAATTTGCTTACTTCTTCTTCAAACGGTCTGATAGCTACAACTCCATGGAACGAACCCGTTTCTTTATAAGCAAACTTAGCTGCTTCATACGCTTCTTCAGGTGTATCGTACGTTGCCAAAATATAATCATCTACCTTAATTCCGTATATCATTGATTAGCGCCTCCAATTTTTAACTTTTATTTGAATTGTTCATTTTGGAAATTAGTTCGCGAAGGAATGGGTTGAGGAACCCCGGATCGTCATTATGATCTTCCCCCTCGATTTCTTCCCAACACTCTTCACAAAGTTCATCAAGTGATTGTTTTTTCATAGTACAGTTCCTCCTTGCTCTTTACTCGCCCATTGTGGTATAGTTAATGTAATAATGTTTGCATTCGAACGGTCATCTTGGCGGACAGCCGTTCTAGATTTGTGGGCTTCTTCGATTTCTTTTTCTATTTCTTCAATTTGGGCGGTAATGACCCAATCCCAAGTGCCATCTTTTTCATGGTGCTTTTTGTTTTGACGATAGATTAACTTGAGTTCTTCGATACGCCGCCTAGCGGATTTGAAATCGTACATTTGATTTTTCACCTCCTTTCAGAAACTACTGACAAGTATTCTTTAAGTTGTTTACCAATGAATTCTGTATAGGCTGGAGGTATGGCCTCAGCAAGCTCTTCCCTACTCATCCAGTCAATACCACCCATGGCGAAACCCCAATAAAGTACAATTTGTTTTGATTTTAGTCCTCTAACCCCACCATTACCGCAAATAGAGATACTGCCATCTTCTCCTATCCCATTTCCTGCCGATGGAGTTTTCATCTTTACTCGTGCTTGAACGGGTTCTTTAAGTGGAATATTACTTTCAAACCATCTTTCACGTTGCGTATATAGATTCTTGAATTGCGAGCCAAAAAGTTTGATAGGGTTTATTAATGGCGAACCCGCAACATTCTCAATGATATATGGCTTTCCAGATGCTTTTAGCAATTCTCTTGTCTGAGGTATCAAATTTTTATGATCGCCGTATCTACCGCCATTTCTTGCTTCAGATAAACCCCTCGCTTTGCTGTGTGCTTGACAGGGAGGGCTTGCGTGGATTACATCAAATTGATCTATGAGTTCATGATCTTTTAATACCTCAAACGCATCTGCCCAAATGAATTCATATGGATAGTTTGGCTGAGGTTCGATATCCACGCCAATAACCTCAAAACCAGCACTAGCGTAACCTGCCGAACAACCGCCTGCTTTACAAAACAAATCCAATAATTTTGGTTTCATGCCCCTTTTAACCTTTCTTTCGTAATGTAAGTTTCACGTTTTCCAGTACAAGTGCATACTCCTGAATAGTTTTTAGCTCAAGGTTAACTTCGTAGATACCCTTAATCCTTCCCGAGCTCGCGGAGAACGTGGTAGAGCTTCTGGCGTGTCTTCTACTATAAGAGAGGTACCATTCCCTTAAGTCATTAAGTACCTCCTCTTTAGTGCCATACGATACAACCCTATCGCCGCCCCCTGTGAGGGATTCCAATCTAATCAGCCAAACTTTCAATTTTATCTCCTCCTTCATCATCAATATCATCAGGAAGCATAATTTCACAATCCTTACACTCATAGATTCCTTGGTTCCAGTGCTCCATTTCATCTCCGCAAAAAGGACAGATCATCTCTTTCCCCTCCCTACCATTTTGAGATATCAAAACTAACCTTTACCTCTGGTGTAACCTTATTTCTGACATCCAAACTTAACTAAGCTTTCGTGCCTGAAGTCTCGCTTTAGCTTCTTCGTCGATTGCGGAAATCAAGCGTGAACGTCTAATTTCACCTTTTTCCACTTCTCCTGATTGAATCTCTCTCATCCTTCGGGTGACGGCCTTCTCAAATTCCACCTTTAACTTATCCATCTCTTTCACCTCCTTACTGTAGTTTGGTAGCATCCCGCTCTGCTTTGAGCTTTTGGTACACTTCAAGTATTACCGTCTCATTACTGGAAAGAAGTTCCTCAGGAAAACCTAACGATTTAGACGTTTGAAGCATATAGGCTACACCAAATTCAAGGTCTTCCAAGTTTTCTTTGGCTGCCGAACGAATTACAAATTCTACGAAATCAACAAGTTTGGCCCACAATTCTTTTTCAATGTCATTATTCATTCTCAAATCCTCCTTTTAATTAACCATTGCTTCTAGCTTCTTGATTGTCAGTCTTAATTGACCCAAGTCATCAGCTAAGATCCATTTACTTGTCGCATTATCTATCTGACCAATTCTACTAATGCGAAATTCTAAGGCATCTGTTACCTCTTGTAGATGTGAAAGAATTTCTTTTAAATGTTCTCCGGGTCTTGGTATATTAGATCCTCCTTTTGGGGGTGGCAGTTCGCCATGTTTGAAATACTGACGCAACTCTCTATAAAGAGTATCTGCCGTTTCACTGATCAGCTTTAATCGTTCCGGCGAACTATTTTCTACCGTAATCTCAATGGCGACTGTTTCACCAGTTGCCTCAAAGGCAGTGCTTTTCTTTAGATGGATTGTGCCATTTTCATTCATCTTTGTTTTCTCCTTTTAAAATTTTCCTTTTCTGGTAAAATGAAAGTTGTTGAGGTTACTTCTTTCAGAAAGGAGGTGAAAAATGTGTATACAGTCCAACAATTACAGGCACTAGATTTCTTGGTTAAAACAATTACGAATCATAATTCGTACACTTTGTATAACAAAAATCTGAAACTTGTGATTGAATTGAATAACTCGTATTGGTATGGCGACTTTATTGAAATGGAAAATAGACAAGTGCGACAGCCATACATTGATCATCTTGGTGATATCGAATACGAATATTTCCATTCTCACCTTGGAGGCAATCCGACAACTATACTCAAACAAATTTCAGAGGCTTTCAGTAGAAAACTTGAAAGTTTCCAAACGAAATATTCTGATCACAGTCCACTAACTAAACTTAATAACTTACCTTTGTTTTATGAAACAATAGTTAAAACACTAGATGAAGCAGAAATTACTGAAGAATCAACCCCATTCCGTCCTTATTTACTCAATGCCCATACAATAGATGGTAATTCGCATTTGCCATTTATTAATCTTGAGGGCGAGAAGATAAAGTTAGTTTCAATAATGGAGATTACTGATTAATTCTCTTGTAATAACTTCTGATTACATCAAATATCATTTCTTCTTTTTCAACTTCCGATATTGCTTCATCAAGAATCTCAGAGATTCGCTTTTTCAGATGAAAGAGCGGGTCTCTTTCTATTTTTCTTCTTTGCAAGATGTAATAGGCGTCACTAACCCAAAAAGAAAATTCGGTCAAGTTCATTTCTTTTAATTTTTGTGAAGTTGGTAAATATGGTTTAAGTTCATTCTCGTGTGTCATGCTATCTCTCCTTTTTTGAATTTATTTACAAAGTAAACTTGCCCTTTACCCGTAACTTTTGGAGTTTTGGTTATCCTTGTGCTGCCATCCGGATTAGTTCTTCCTCTCGGCTAATGTAGTCCATACCCATGGGTTAGCTTTTTGATCCATCTTCGGGCTCCTTCAGCCAGTTCTCCAAAAAATCGACTTCCTTTTGAATCTGCTTTTTGATAATTGTTGCTAATTCGCCGCCCACAATATCCTCATAAATGCGATCCCCATTCTCAGTGCATACATAGAGCCACCCTTTATAGTTATCCAACAGGCTCATACGCCCCTTGAGTTGTTCAAGACGTCTTTTTATAGATTCCATTTCATTCATTCATCTTCAGCTCCTTTCGGTTCTGTAAGGAATGAGAAACTTTCTTCAGCGTCTTTTATGTTTTGCTCAATGATAGCTTCGAGTTCTTCCATTGATAATTCATTTAATTTATCGACCAAATTACTCATGTTTCACGCTCCTGTACCGTTTTATTTAATTTGATAATTCCGTTCCTCTTGCTCGCGGACCCATCGATCCAGACTAACCGTGCTAAACAAATACTTTGGCTTCCTGCTGCCCTCAGAGCCGATAACTCTATGCGGGATGCGTTTTTCTCTGCACAATTGGCGTAAAATATGTTCGGATACTTGCAGATGTTCGCAAGCCTCGCTGAATGTTAGGGTTTTATCTTCAGGAATGGACAGTCGTTCTAGGATACGCTTCTCGGCTTCTGCTACTTGAGTTGCTACCATATCCGCGATTGCCTTTTCTATTGCGGTCATGAGACATCATCTTGTCTGAGCCCGCCGTACTTAATGGCGATATCTTTAACAATTGCCACATAACTGTGAATGAGCTTCTTGTCATCAGCGATAATATCTAGGTAATTGAGCTTATCCCGTTTGGACTTACAGACACCTTCGTCTGCCATGCGACGACGTTTATTAGTTAATCGTGTTGCAAGAGAAACGCCCAAGGTTTCATCCAATAAACGGTAACTCTCTTCACGTAAATGTCTGATATGTTCATAACCACCCATGGCTTGTGCTGTGCGCTTTATCAAGTCAGAAGCATCCTTACGCCAGTTAGTAACGTTGAGTGCTACAACTTCACGGATGGACTTGACATCCTGATCGACTGCCTCAATCCTTGCATCATGCTCAGCTAAGCGACGTTCCTGATCAACAAGCTGGTTAATGGATGCTTGAAGGATTTCTAATGATGTTTGTGGTGGCTTGGTGAGTTTGTGTTCCATTTCTTCGAATCGGGTCACGTATTCCGCTGTGAAGAGTACTCCCTTTCCTCCGGTCATTTTATTTGCTACCATGTCGCAGCCTTTGCGAGTGAGAAGGTAACATTTTAATTTTCGTCCAGTGCGGTCTTGGTACGAATGTTCTAAGAAAAATTCACTCACTCCATAATTGGATTCAGTAAGAACGTTCTTGTAACTATCGATATCCCTAAGCAAATGCCCGTGCTGTTTCCCGATCATCTCCGCTACTTCCCGGCTATCGACCAACAGTTGGCCGTTCCGATTGATTACATTCAGTTGATTCATTCGATTACCTCGCTTTCGGAATTGTTTTATTGCATTTTGTAAAGTATAAATTCGAGCTCACCATACTCTGTAATCCTTTCATGAGCTATTTTCCAGTCGCCTGATGCCAAAAGTGCATTCACTTGCCCGATGTCAACGGTCAGGCGAACTTCTTTAACCTTATGTAGGTTCATTGTGGTCACTCCTTTCATTTGAATTGGGTTGGGATTAATTGGCGCGCTGTGTTGCCTCTTCATTTGTTTGCGGAGGTCTTTCAACCACTGACCTGTTGATTATTGTTGAATTTTTTTGTCTAATTAAATTAGACTGACTATCAAAAAAAATTTCTTCAAAGTCGATATTCACTATTCGTGAAAACTGTTTCGCCGTCCCCACACTCATTTCCTCAGGGTTTTTCTCCCACTTCATGTATGTTTGTGGGTGTACACAGAGTAATTCTGCAATTTCCCTCTGGGTGAAGCCAGCGATTAACCTCGCTTGCTTTAAAGTAAATTTCATGAAGACATCTGCCTCCTCCCTTCGCTTGATGGGTATATCATATTCTAATTAAATTAGATTATCAACCCCATGATCTAATTAATTTTGATATTTTGATTGATAATTTTCGATATTTTGGATATAATCTAATTATAATAGATCGTGAGGTGTCGAAATGGGTATTAGAGAAAATATCAA